CAAGAGATAGAGAATGATGTAGTACCGTTTGGTTTTATAGATGATGGTGAAGAAGCAATAGTAAAGATAGAAAATGAAGATGATCCATGGAGAATACGAGAGGATACGCGCAGGTTTATCTTCGATCCAGACGATCTAGTCTTGTAATATTATTTTATTATAAATAATGGTATGTTGACTAATCGTATCATGGAACATATAATTTTTAACAGAGGAAGATAAAATGGCACTTTCAACACCGTCTGCTTCTCCTGCAGTTGTTGTCAAAGAAATAGATCTGACTGGTGGCGTACCAAACGTTCAGTCAACTACTGGCGCAATCGTAGGGAACTTTCGTTGGGGACCTGCAGAGCAAAGAGTATTGATAGACAACGATACTAAACTCGTTGACACTTTTGCTTCTCCAGACTCAGCAAACACCATAGACTTCCATAGCGCATCTTACTTTTTACGTTATTCTGGATCTTTACAGGTTGTACGTGAAGTTACATCTGCCGCCAAGAATGCTCGTTCTACTATAGGACAGTTGGGCACAGATACTAACAACACACTACCAACACCAACTGTAAAAAATGCAGATGACTTTGCGGCACAAGATGCTTCTTTGGATTCTGATTCACACACACTGATAGCACGTTATCCAGGTGATCTTGGTAACTCGCTTGAAGTACACGTATGTCCACCTAGAGATTCTGCATTCTCTGCTTGGGCATATAAAGACGAATTTGATACTGCACCAGGCACATCATCATATGCCTCAACTCGTGCGGCATCAAATGACGAAATTCACGTTGTAGTAATAGATCAAGATGGGAAACTAACAGGAACAAAAGGTTCCGTGTTAGAACGATATCCATACCTTTCAGTAGCAAAAGATGCTAAGAATGCTGATGGAACAACTAACTTTGTCGAAGATGTGATCAACGGACGATCAGAATATATCCACTGGGTAGGTTTTGATTCTGATTACACAGTGGCACGTGGTAATGGAATGGTAGACTCAGGAGATGATTTTGATCCTGGACTAACTTCACATACCGAACACACTTTTGATAAAGGTGTAAACTCAGGAGCATTAGGAACAAGCGAATATATGCAAGGTTACGATCTTTTCGAAGATAAGGACATTGTAGAAGTTGACTTCCTAATAGCACCATCAATGAATAGTCGGGACGCACAAACGTCTATTGTAAATGATCTAATAGCAACTGCACAGAACTTACGTAAAGACTGTGTTGTTACTGCATCACCTGCAAGGACAGACGTTGTTAATCTGACTAATACTGCAACAATAACTACTAACATCACTACAACTGCAGATACATTTACGAACTCATCATACTTAGTTGCTGATGGTAACTTCTTAAAAGTATATGACAAGTTTAATGATCAATACATTCACATTCCTGCCGCATCATCAACTGCAGGGATCATGGCGGCAACTGACTTACAACGTGCACCATGGTTCTCACCTGCAGGTACAAGACGTGGTCAGTATCTTGGAATAACTGCAATCTCTTGGTCGCCAACTAAAGCACAAAGAGATACGCTATATAAAGCAAGTGTTAACCCAGTTGCGAATATTCCAGGTCAAGGTGTGCTGTTGTTCGGTGATAAAACTAAACTAGGTCGCCCATCTGCATTCGACAGAATCAACGTAAGACGATTGTTCTTGGTTCTTGAACGTGCAATTGGTAAAGCGGCAGAGCAAGCAATGTTCGAGTTTAACGATGAGTTTACTCGCGCAGAATTTGTCAACATTATCGAACCAGTACTTCGTGAAGTAAAAGGTCGTAGAGGTATAACAGACTTCAAAGTTGTCTGTGATGATACCAACAATACGGCGGCAGTGGTAGATAGAAACGAATTTATCGCAAACGTGTTTATTAAACCTGCACGTTCTATCAACTACGTGACTCTAAACTTTGTCGCAGTTCGTACAGGTGTTGACTTCGAAGAAGTCGTAGGCACAGTGTAAGGAGGAAACAATGGCAATTTTAGGAGTCGATGATTTTAAAGCAAAACTGAAGGGTGGGGGCGCACGTCCTAATCTGTTCCAAGTTACCATAAACTATCCTGCCTTTGCAGACGGTAACCCAGAACTAACATCCTTTTTATGCGAAACTGCAGAACTACCTGGTTCTACATTCGGTCAAATAGTTGTACCTTTCCGTGGTCGCCAATTAAAAATGGCAGGGGATCGTACATTTGCTGAATGGACAACAACTATTATCAACGATACAGACTTCGCTATCCGTGACGCACTAGAGCGTTGGATGAATGGTATCAATGGACACAATGCCAATACTGGTCTTGGAGTTCCTGTTGCATACGAAGCAGATCTGAAAGTTGAACAGTTGGATAGAGATGGGTCAATTCTGAAGACGTATAACTTCCGAGGTGCATATCCACAAGATCTCGCACCTATCCCATTATCATTCGGTGACAATGACAACATCGAGCGATTTACATGTACTTGGGTATACCAGTACTGGGAGTCAAATACAACAACCTAAATAAATAACAGATAGGGCGGTAATACTGCCGCCCTTCTATTTTTATCTGAGGACTACTATGGCAGAAAATGATGGATTAAAGTTATTTGGTTTCGAAATCAAACGTGCCAAAAGCAAACAAGATGAGAAACTACCCTCTATCGTTCCCCCAAGGGATGATGAAGGTGGTAGTTATGCCACAGCATCGGGTACACATTATGGTCAGTATCTTAATATGGATGGTGACGATTCAAAGGACAACTATCAATTAATAATGAAATATCGCGGAAACGCGATGCACCCAGAAGTGGATGCCGCAATTGAAGACATTGTTAATGAAGCAATTACTGGTAGTGAACTTGATCAAACACTAGATCTAAACCTTGACCAAGTAGAAGCACCCGATAAAATCAAAAAATTAATTAAAGAAGAATTTGATACAATCTATTCTATGCTCAACTTCAAAGAGTTGGGACACGACATCTTTCGTAGATGGTATGTCGATGGCAGATTGTACCACCACTTAGTGTTGAACGAGGCAAATCCTAAAGAAGGTATTCAAGAGATTCGTCCTATCGATGCCGCTAAGATGCGTAAGGTTAAGAAAGTTAAGTATAAGAAAGATCCTATAACAGGGGCAAAGATAGTCGAGAAGACTGAAGAGTTCTTTGTATTCCAAGAGAAACCTGGCAGTTCTACTAATGGCATCAAGATGACAAATGACTCTGTCTCTTATGTCACATCTGGATTACTGACAGAAGATCGTAAGAAGATTGTATCTCACTTGCACAAAGGGTTGAAACCAATCAACCAGTTAAGGATGATGGAAGATGCATTGGTCATCTATCGTCTAGCACGTGCACCAGAGAGACGAATGTTTTATATTGATGTAGGTAACTTACCGCGTGGTAAAGCAGAACAGTACATGAAAGATATCATGGCACGATATCGAAACAAACTTGTATACGATGCTAAGACTGGTGAGATCCGTGATGACCGTAAACACCAATCACTACTTGAGGACTTCTGGTTACCAAGACGTGAAGGTGGTCGAGGTACTGAGATCAGCACATTACCAGGTGGAGAAAACCTAGGACAGATCGAAGACATTATCTATTTCCAAAAGAGAATGTATCGTTCACTAAATGTTCCGATGTCTCGATTAGATCAAGAGTCGGTTCAAGGTATCCTTGGCAGATCTACAGAAATTAACAGAGACGAACTAAAATTCCAGAAGTTTATTGACAGACTGAGAATGAGGTTCTCTCACCTTTTCTATGGTATCCTAAAGAAACAACTCGTTATGAAAGGCATTTGTACCGAGGATGATTGGGATTCATGGAAAAGCGACATCACAGTTGATTATGTAAAAGACAATCACTTTACAGAATTGCGTGACGCTGAAATGTTACAGAACAGATTAGAGTCCCTAGATAGGATTGCTAACTATGTTGGCGAATACTTTTCTAAAGAATGGGTACAGAAAAATGTTCTACAACTTTCAGATGATGAAATCGAAACTATGAGTAAGCAGATGGATGGGGAAGAACCTGAAGAAGGTGAAGAACAGGATCTACCAGATGATAACCCAACTGCAGGACAAAAATTTGAATTGAAACCTGTAAAAGGAGATGAAAAGGATGAGCGAGATGAGTGAAGAAATGCGTGACTTGATTCAAAATGCATTGGATCAGGACTTTAATAAAGCAAATAAAATTTTCTCTGACGTTATGACAGTGAAGGTACAAGATGTTCTTGACCAAGAAAAGATTAAACTAGCAGACAACATATACAATGGTGCTGAAGAAATAGAAGATGATGATGAAGAGGAAGTCGAAGTTGATGATGATCAACTGGAACTAGAATTGGAAGATGAAACAGATGATCAAGAAACCGAAGAACCTGAGACCATGGAAGATGCCCCAGAGGATCTACAGGTCGCCAGTGATCATGTGGAAGTCGAAGTGGATGACGAAGACGGAGAAGGGGAAGACGATCCGCTACCTGAAGAGTCTTGATGATGTCAAAGAATAAGAAATTATAAATAATATAAATTAAATGAAAACATTTGATCAAATAAGAGAGTCACTAGGACGTAAACCGAAAGGTCAACTTGTTGTTAACAAGAAGATAGGTCGTATCCAAGTTATGGTGTATAAGGAACCTAAAGGGTTCGTTGCATACGTAGACGGTGACCGATTAGATGTGTATCGAAGTAAGGGTGAAGCAGAGAAAGCGGCATCCGAAATGATAAAGGTATTAAAGAAATGAAACTGATTGCAGAA